AGAAATTCTCAAACTTAAATCTAGAGGAGAAATTTATACAGACGGTAGCCCGTCAATGGTTCGGCATCCTACGAGACAACCCGGACTTATTCAATCAGGATGTAGTTAGGGTGTGCGGGTGGGATTACAGAGTCGTATATGCCGACGTAATAGATAAGGATGCCGATGAAGACTTAGGCAGCCAAACGGTTCATGAACAGCATGAATTTAGGATAGCTGATGATTTGTCGCCTGATGCTAAAGAACTTTACCTGATGTACTGCATATTCAACGCCATAGAAGCTGTTTTAGACATATCGGTGGAACAGGATATAGGGGAACGACTTAGTCATTGGCTCCATGCGATATTCAAGGATAACCCGCAAATATGGCCCCATAGGATGATAGAAGAATAAAACCGGGATAACCGGTTATTTTTATGAGGGGGAGAGAATTATGGGAGAGATAATCGGATTAAACGGTCAGTCATTGACCCGTCAACAGAAAAGACAGACGGTGCGTGACCAACAAGGGGAATTTATCAAGGTGTTAAACCACCAGTCTGAGGCGGTGAACTTCCTTCTATTCCGGACAGATATAATGCTGGAGGTTTTCAAAACCCTGGGCGTAACCGAGGAACAACTCCATGCGATTGAGGAACAGATGAAGGAAAAATATAAGAGGCAGGCTGAGACAAAATGTTAAACGATATGCTTGCAAATATAAGAAAATGGCCTAATGCACCGTTTAACGGCTCTTGTTGGTATAGCATAAATGGTAAATATAACTTGGGCAACGAATTTTTAGTAGATGTTCCGTTGTTTGGTAATCTTGACCCATTATTAATAAAAGATTGGTTCGAATTTCGCAAAAATGGTTATCCTGTGCAGTTTGTGGTAATGGTAGGTTTATTTGATGATAACGGTAATATGTATCACGAGGAATGGGAAAACCCTCCATCAAACATAGAACTACGTTGGTTAATTAAGAGGTTAGAATCTATCATTAAAAACAGAGAACGGGATGTATATATCTCAGATTCTATTGTAAACCAAAAATGCCTCGAATGTGAAGCTTGTGCAGGACCATGTGCAGGGCAGGTTGGTACATGGTGTCCGGAAGCATGTCCTGATAACGAATTATATACAGGGAGCGAAGAAGATGCACATCTGGATACCTAATTATTACCCAACCCGCCAAGCCAAGAAGTCTGAATTGAGCAACGTAAACGACTATTGCCGGAAATGTGGGAAATCGTATTCGTGGAAGGTCGGTCATTTAAGACAATTCGAGAAACCTAATACAGAGGACGAGGACAATAGAACTCGGGCCATGGCGTTATTCGCCGAATACCGGGTTAAAGGGATAGGCCCCTGTTGTGCGAAACCTGAACACCGGAACTTCATATCGAAGTTCTGCGGGAGCGTGGTTTACTATTGATAATCTCACTAAAGAACAGAGGGCAGAACTTGAAAAAACAGTAAGGGAACTCGAACGCCGTAAAGTTGAAGAAAGGATAAGGTACTTTGTGCCTACGCCCAGACAGATTGAATTCCATCTTAATCCAAAACGCAGTCGCTGGTTCCTTGCCGGGAACCGCGTTGGGAAGACCTGCGCTGGCGGGGTGTTAGTTACCCTGATGGTATTAGGCAAAGATGCTTTAAAATACATGATAGATTGGCCTGCTTCATTTCTAAAGGAATTTAAACGCTTATCGGTCGTTGCTGAACATGAGTGGATGCGTGAAGAATATGCTAAGATGGCAAATGAGGAATCCGTCAATGATTTAGTAGAAAAGTATCGGCAGGTAGTTTTAATGGCCCCCAAAAAAGGCCGGTGGTGGGTATGCAGCGAGTCTTACCAGGTACAGAGGGACGTAACGCAGAAGGAACTTATCGGCGATCCAGATATCTTGGAAGATGGTTGGATACCTAAGCGTGAGATAAAAGGCAAGCCTCTTATGAGGGCGGCCAAAGTTATTGACTTGATTAAACTAAAAAATGGTGCGGTGATAGGGTTTAAGTCTTATGACCAAGGCCGGAGGATGTTCCAAGGCACAAGCCAACACGGCGTTTGGGAAGATGAAGAACCGCCAAAAGATGTCCGAGATGAAATTAGGATGAGGTTGCTTGATACTAAAGGTTTAGAACTAGGTACACTCACACCCTTGAGTGGCCTGAGTCATATCTATGATGCGATATACTTAAACGATACAAAACCCCCGGACAGTAAAGACCCGGAGGTTTTTTGTTTAACTGCGGGGTGGGATGATAACCCACACCTGGATGCAGAAGAGAAGAAACGGCTTGAAGCCAATATGGACGAAGGCGAAATAGAAGCCCGGAAATACGGGCGTTTCATATCTCCCGGTAAATGTTCGTTCAAAGCGAAGAGATTAAGCGAAATGCTTGAGAAATGTAAACCGGGCGAACGTGGGAATCTCGAATGGGAAGGCGAGTATAAATCGAGGGTTAAATGGGTCCCGGAAGAAGACGGGGATTACGAGGTATGGTTCCATCCTAACGATAAAGACGAGTATATCTGTCCCGGTGACGTAGCAGAAGGCTTGGAGCATGGTGACTTCGACGCGGTAGGAATAATAAACCGGAATCATTTAAGGTTGGATGCGGTATACCACGGCAAAATTGACCCGGATGTACTAGCAGAATATATCCATAAACTATGTGTGTACTATAAAGAACCTGTGGCAGCGCCGGAGGGCAATAACCACGGATTAACTACTATAAGTTTTTTAAAACAGGATTATATCAACATCTACCGGACGACCGTATATGACAAGACCTATGACGAGGAACGCGAGAAGATAGGCTGGTATACGACCACTAAGACAAGACCACTAATGATAGATGCAGTAAAAAGAGCCGTCCGGCAGGGCGACTTTACTTGTTATTGGCGGAGGTTCGTCGATGAGGCCATGAACTTTATCAGACACCCAGGCGGGAAGGAAGCAGCGCGGTCAGGGTACTGGGATGATGCCGTAATCATGGCCGGGATAGGGATATTTATACATAATTCCACGGCGTTTTCCGGTAGCCTGCCGTCTCCTTTCGTACCGGGCGGAGACAACAAAAAAGCGGGATGGCAAAAAGATGCCAATGGGAAAGAAATCTTTATACACCAATCCAGGATAGATGAGATGGAACGCGCAGAGTGGGGTGAGGATTAGATGGCGTTAATTTATGAAAAAGCTGAAAACATATTGCCATTAGTGATGAATGGGCGCTGGGAGAGCATGAAAACCAAAGCAATAGGCGAGGTTTATTGCAACATAACAGATTATTTTGGAAATAAAGTGGAAGATAAAACAATAACAGCCACATATACCCTCAAGGCTTTATTAGATAAAGACTTGTTTCAATTGGCGGAAGAATACTTCAATTTCTTAAGAGAATCAATAGGCGAAAAACCCTTCTTCATTAGAGTTCATCCAGAATTCACTATAAATTTAGATGAACCAAATGAACTATTGCGTTTTTATACTAGGTTATTTTTCGTCAAAAAAGCAGGTGAGGACTAATTGTTTAATGCAAAAAGTATATTCGCAACTAAAAGAGAAAAGGCTCGCGAAAAGTTAATTAACATAACCGACCAAGAGTTTATAAACCAGGTATATTCTGATTTTTCAGCAAGCAAAGAGTTGAAACCGACCGATATTTGGACCAAGTACGATGACTACAGCGAAGATTCACAGTGGGACACCCCTTCCGCCAAGGATGAATGGAAACCCCGGCCCCAGGTGAATATATGCTGGCAGAAACTCCAGACAGTACACGCCAATATGACTGCTGGTTCGACTTCTATCAATGTCACCTGTAGGTATCCTAATTATGATGAAGTCAGCCAAGATGTGAATAACCTTATTCAGTATTACTGGGACGCCTTAGATATGGATGCCCAGGTAAACGAGGCTGAATGGATACGGCCCAAACTCGGTTGTGTAGCCTTTAAGATTACCTGGAACCCTAAACTTAATGAGGGCAAGGGTGATTTGGACACTGAAGTAGTCCACCCAGGGAATGTCTGCATAGACCCCAACATAACTAATCCCAGGAAGGTACAGCAGGCAGATTTTATCGACTTCCCGGTTCCCAAGACGATAAAGTATGTCTTAAACAGGTACAGCAAAGAGAACGATAAACTTTGTAAATATACCAAGGCTGAACTAGAGGAGATTCTTTACCCGGAATCCAGTTTCAGTGATACCGAGATATACGGTGATGCTGTTTCGGGTTTCGGAGGACGCACCCCGACCAGTATCATCGGTACGGATAAGTCATACAGGAGCCTGAACCATAGGGACAGGGTTATGTTGCATGAATACTGGTATCGTGATGATAATGGGAAATTACAGGTAGCCTGGATAGCTGGTCAAGTTATTCTGAAACATTCTATCGATGATAAAGAAATGAAAGAGAACGGGTTTTACAAGCATGGTAGATACCCGTTAGTCTATATCCCCTATATTCAGAAGGACAAGAGATTGCACGGCAGGAGTGAATTACAGTCGCTCATAGGTCAGGACAAAAAAGACGGTATCCAGGACATCATCAATAAGATGATTCAGGATTACTTAGTCAACCTGAAACTAGTCGGTATGGGGCGTATCAAGTACAGACACGGTACAGTCAAGGACCCGACTAAATTAACGGGTGAGGCTGGATTAGTAGTTCCGGTTAAAGGGAATCCAATAACTGATTTGATTTTTGAACATGGTGAACCGATGTCCGGATTATTGAACGATGTCGATGCTTTTCTGACCCACTCAGACAGGATAACAGGATTATGGGATGTCACCCAGGGGCGGAGTACACCGTACACCAAGACCGTAGGCGGTACTGTAGCACTTCTGGAACAGGCTTTAAAACCGCAGAATGATAAGATAAACACCTTAAACCACGGGATGAAAGAGTTAGCCGAAATATGGCTGGAGCATTTAGCTGAATTCGTCACCAGTGACCGGGATTATTATTCCAATAAAGACGGCGAAGTCAAACAGTTCACCTTCAACCCGTCCAAGATTCTAACTGCACCGAAGTATGTTTTAGGTGCTGATGGGTATAAGGAAGAATCAGGAGAGACGAGGAGACTGTATTTCAACATCAAGATAGATATTGGGGCTACCTTAGTCATCACCAGGGCCTATCTGGTTGAGTTGGGCATGAACCTATTCCAGCAGAAGGCTATTGACCTGGAGGGGCTGTACAAGTTATTGC